ATAGTTAAAAATATTCTTGGTATTCTGACAGACCCAAAGAACACTAGGATGTTTTTACTGGGTGGTATCGCGGTGCTATTCTTTTTATTAATGAGACAGTGTAATGAAACCGAAAATGCAAAAGGAGAAGTTACACGAATTCAAAATAATCTGATAGCTGCTAATGATACTATTAAAAACTATGTTAATGAAAAGGGTGAATCAGTTGGAGAGATAAGAGGTTTAACATTAACTCTTGATGAACTTAAAGATAGCTTAGAGGTAGAGAGAATGAAACCTCCAATAACTATTGTAAAATATAAAACTATTATTAAAGAAAAGATAGTTGAAGTTCCTGTTACCTCAACAGATACTTTAATTAAACAAGGCAATAAAGAATTTAATTCTGTTCTTTCTTTTAATTCTGACAGTTCATGGGAAAGGAGTTCAAGAAGTTTAGGTGTTTCTGTTCCTTATGTAATTACAGATAGTTTAACTTTTGGAAATGCGTCGATAGATCTTTCTCAAAATATATGGTTAAATGCTACACTATCACAAGACCAAAAAACTAAAGAAGTTTTTATTCAATTAACTTCCGATTATCCAGGCACTACATTTAACAGTGCGCAAGGAATAATGATTGATACTAAAAGTTCTGCATTTAAAAGTTTACAGATGCAAAATAGAAAATCATTTGGTTTAGGTTTAAATTTAGGTATGGGTGTTAATGGGAGTGGCGACGTAGGCCCTTATATTGGAATTGGAGTTTCATGGAATCCAAAGCTTTTGCAATGGTAAATAAATAGAATAGAATGGAATCATCAAGGTTTATACAAATATCAAATCAGATCTTAATAGAATATATCTATACAGATCAGGCTGCACCTACAACATTTAATACGGCAACATACCCTATTGAATTAATGAGGGATGGGCATACACAAGGAACTTACTTTTTTAATACTGATTCTGTTTCTGCCACAATGGGTAATTATAGAGATATATCAGCAGCTGCTGTTAATGAAACTAAAACTCAATATGTTTCTCTAGATACTAGTATAGGAGTTCCTTATAATGATTTTGATCCTCTTCTTACAGATTCATCTCAGTTATTACAAACTTTTAGTCCACAGTTAAACGTAGCTTATGATAAAATGAAAATTCATTTTATTTCAGGGTTTAGTTTTGAAGGTTTTGATGGAATAGTCTTTGAAGCATTGGCTCCTCGTAGAGATAGTGTTATGATGAATCTTGCTTCAATAAATTTCTTAAAAACAGATACACCAGTATTTAATCCTGATCCTTTATTATTAGGAGATAAGTTATATGCTACTTATATTGAATGGAGAGTACCTTCATTATACTTTATGAATAATGAATTTACTACAGCAGATCCTAACGGTGTTGCTTATAGGATTACTGAAGGCCAAGGGTTTTTAAGCACTCCTCCTATTACACTAAAAGCTACAGGTATTTATGAAACTATTGTTGATAATGCATATAGTTTTTATAATATGCAAGAAATTAATTCTGTTTCTGTTTTAGCAAGAGATATTTACAGTAATTTATATGCATCTGTTAAAGCTGCCGATGATGGCGATTATTTTACTTTGCACGGAGAAGTAACTGGTTCTTCATTAAGTAATTTTATTGCTCAGCTAAATTCATCTGGTGGAAATTATGTAGTATTTTATGAAATAGCTGTAGTTGAACAAGTAGGTACAGTATTCTCTACAACATCAACACAAGTATTTACACAGCAAAGTAATTTTGATGAACCTATATTATATAGACCTATTATACAAAATGCTAATACTGCTGTTTCTTTTAAAATAAATTTATCTATGAGACTATTTAATAAAGCTGATAGTACACAGATAATTAAAAATGCTAGTCTTACTTCCTTTGATACCCAAAGATATGGTAAACAAATGTTAACTTTAAATTTAGGAGTTGTGCCAACTGTCGCTAATGTTTACAACCAAATTAATAATGATACTGGAAAACAAATAGTTGTAGGTGGTAGTGGAACGGCTGAAAGAATTGAAGTAGATGGAGGAACAACAACTGTAACTGAAACAACCATACAGACTGCCTATGTAACTTCATTTAGAGATAGAATAAAAGTTAAAGCATCTATTTCACCTGTTAAAGTACAAACAGTAACAGATGAAACGAATGATGACACAGAATAAAATAAAATAATTAAATGTCAATAGATACTAACATAACACTTACTGCACCACAAAAGGAATATTACCAAAGGTTTGTTAACTTAGGTGTTAATGATCTTCCTATGCCGCAAGGAGATGGTGTCATAAGAATATCTCCATTTGATGATTATTATCTCTTTACTCTATTTAATGAAGTTGACGGTGAAGATACACCAATTGATCTAAGTAATGTAGGTGATATCTTTTTAAATTTTATTGGAACTAATGATGAGATTGATATTAAAAATCATACACAAGTTGAAGATATTGATATAGCACAAGGTGAAGTATTATTTCGTATAACTAGAGATGACAGTAGAAAAATCTTAGCATTAGATAATAATAATTTTTATATTTCTACAAAGATGATTGCCGAAGACGGAAATGTATCCGATGAATCAGTTGTTTACCAAGGTATTTGGTTAGCTGTTGATGAAGCAAGTAGAACTTCTTTAACTTCTCAAATAGAAGACCAAAGAATAGAATATAGTATTGAATTAGCTAAATTAAAAGAAGAGAATGAACTACTTAAAAAAGAAAATGCTGAATTAATAGAATCAGCTGGTAAAGATACAATTACTATACAAACATTAGAAGCAACTATTGTTGAATTAGAGAATGAGGTACAGGAGTTAACAAATGCAAATAAAAATGCAGCCAATGACTTAGCAAGAGCTAGAGCAAAGAATGCTCAAGCATTAGCACAAAAAAGATTATTAGAAAAACAACAAGTAGATGCTTTAAAAAAATCTAGGCAAGTAGCTCAGACCCGGTCTAGGTCTAAATGGTTCTTTAGAAATGCTGCTAATAATTTAGAAGGTTATGGAGGAGGAAAATTTGGTAGAGGTGGAAGATCACAATTATAAATTAATTAGAATATGTTATTAAGCGCAAGAAATAATCAATTTAAATTTAATTTTCCTAGAAATTTTGTACCTGAAGAAGTAGCAAAAAGATATAAACCATTTCTTAATCGTATTCCAGGTGGATTAATCAAAGAACCTATTGACTTTTGGAATTATGGAATACAATCTATAAATTTACCAGGGCCTGCATTTGATCCTGTACAACAAAATGATTTTCCAGGTAATACAAGAAACTTTAGAGCAAGCCTTCCTAAACAAGAATTGTTTGATAAAAAATTAACTGTTACAATGCAAGCATTTGATGGTTATGTAAATTATTGGATGGCAATTGAAATGTTTGATTATTATTATAAACAAAGTGGAAGAAATCCTTTTTTACCTGAAGGTGTAGGTATCCAAATGTTAGATTCAGAAGGAACTATTTTTGTTACTATTCAATTAAAAGATATGATTATGAATAGTGTAGGTGCTTTAGATTTAAACTTTTCAAGTAATACTATTGAATTTGAAACTTTTGATATCGAGTTTACTTATAACATTTTAGATATAGCAGTTAATGTAACTTAATATATAAACAAATAAAACAATTAAAATGAAAACCTTTAAAGATTATTTAACCGAGAATAAAGATGAAACTTTAGATATAACAAATCTATTGAATGAATCCCATGATCTTACTGAAGAACAGGAAGCTGCAATTGATGCAACGGTTGATAGAATAGTAGAGGCACAAAAAGAAGGAAAGAATTTAGAAGATTGTGTTGAAGAAATAATCAATGAAGGAATTTTAGGAAGTATATTCGGTGGATTAACTGGATTTGCTTTAGGAAAGACAATAGGTAAAGCAGTAGCTAAAGTATTAGGTGTTACTAAAGGTGCTCTTTATGATTTATTAACCTCACGTCTTGTCGGTGCTGCATTAGGTGCAGTTCTCGGTAAGAGATTATAAAACACAATGATTCATATAGGAATTGATTTTTCTTTAAATAGCCCAGGTGCTTGTATAGAAACCACTGATGGCAAATATCACTTTATAACTTTTTTTAATTATGGAAATCGTATATGGGATGAAGAAGGTAGGAAAATACCTAAAGCATTTAGTGTACATAAAGAATTAATGGATGATGAAACTATTTTAGGATTCCCTTATAATAGACAAGTTACTAGTAAAGAGTTCTTACCGAGAGAAAGACAAAAGTTAGAAGATGCTGGAAATATCAGTTCTTTAATGGTGGGTATTTTTTCTACTCTATTTGAAGGTGATACTGTAAATGTAGCATTAGAAGGTTTCTCATATGGATCAAAAGGTAATTCATTTATTGATATAATTCAATACAATACATTTTTAAGAAAAGAATTAATAGATAAGTATTCTATTGAAAATCTATCTGTCTTTCAACCATCGCATGTAAAGAAGTTAGCTGGGAAAGGAAATGCTAATAAACATTATATGGCTGAAGCATTTCAAAATGATGTCCTTAATGATAAGAACTTAAGGAGCACTAAACTTTGGAAGTGGTGTCAAGGAAAAGACTTCAGCACAAAAATTCCTAAACCAATAGATGACATCATAGATGCCTACTTCATACTTAAAGCCTTGAAGGCTAACAACTAGATACATTTCTGACATTAAACAGTTAAAAATTATATTGCAACTTAGTAATTTTGTTTCAGCTTTCAATAAAAAAAATTAAATAAAATGATAAAACCTATAGGAAAAAGATTATTTATAAAGCAAGATCCTCAACCAGAGAAGAAAGGTGATATAATTTTATTAGAAAAAAAGGGTATGCTAGCCCCTCCTTATTCAGGAACTGTCATTAGTGTAGGTGATGAAGTAGAAGATAAAGAATTCCAACCTGGTGTAAAAATACTTTATCATGATCTTGCAGGAACCGAAATAACATATAAAGATGAAACTTTTATTAATCTTAGAGAGCATGATATAACTGCAATTATTTTAGATAAAAATGTACAAATAGTCTGAAACAAACTGACTTAGGAGATATATAATAAACAAAGGTACTGAAAAGTTTGGTACTTTTTAAACTGGCGATAACAAGGCAAAATAAATAGGCAATTAAAATAAGAAGTTTAGGCATAGAGCTTTGTTATCATAAATTAATAATAACAAAAAAAGGCAATTAACATGGCAAATGAATTCGACATTTTTAATGTAAGTGTAAAAGATCTAGACACTGGTGAAAGACCTTCCTCTGCAGGAAGTGATTTATACACACCGAAACCAGATCAAGGACAAGACGGAACTTACCGTTCTTTAATTAGGTTTCTACCTAATGCTAAAAATCCAAGAAAACCATTCGAACGTAAATTTGTCTACTGGTTAGAAGACAGAGAAGGAAACGGCTTTTATGCTGATTCTCCATCAACAGTTGGCGAGAAATGTCCTGTACAGGATATGTTCTTTAAACTAAGAAACTCTGAATCTGCTGTAGATAAAAAGATGTCTGAAGGTTTAAAGCGTAGAGAAGTATTTTATGCATTGGTACAAATCGTAAAGGATCCACAAAACAAAGATCTTGAAGGGCAAGTTAAAATTATGAAATTTGGTTATAAAATCAAAACAAAAATTGATGAAGAACTGAATCCACAATTTGATGAACCTACTCAAGTATTTGATCCGTTTGAAGGAAAGAACTTTGAATTAGTAATTTCTAAGAAAGGTGGTTTCCCTAATTATGATTCAAGTAAATTTCACGGTACAAAATCTGCAATGGAGATTAACGGTGAAAAGGTAACTGATAGTGATGAAGGAAGAAAGGCAATTTTAGAATTACTAAAAGATGCACCTGACTTAGCAAACTGGGGTTATAAAGCATGGAATGATGAAACTAGAGGAAAAGTATTAAATGTACTTTCTCAGTTTACATCACCAGGATCTGCTATTGAAAATATAACATCATCAAAACCTGCACCATCAAAACCAAAAGTTACTGAAGCTGCTGCTGAAAAAGTTACAGAAACTACAACTGCAACTGCAACAGAAACTAAAGGTGAAGAAAAGAAGGATGACTTCGATGATTTTATTAATGGGTTAGATCTTTAATAAGTATGGCAACAGAAGTAATAATATCTTCTGAAATGAAAGCTCGGATTATCGATAAGGTAGTCCGAGTTCTTCATACTAACCATTCTCATCCAGAAAAAAGAAGAATATTAGAAAGCAAAGGTAGATTAAATTTTGCATGTCCGTATTGTGGTGATTCACATGACACTCCAAGAAAAAAGAGAGGAAATATTTATTGGAATGATTTATATTTTCATTGTTATAATTGTTCAGCTCATGAAAGTTTAGATACTTTTTTAAAAGATCATAATGAAAATTTTGAAGGTGATGATAGAATTAATGTTATTAATTATATTAAAGAAAACCGTAAACATTTTTCGTTAGGTGAAAATTTAGATTTTTATCTCTTTGATAAAGCAAAAGAATTAGCATTATCATTTGATGAATTATCATTAGGGTTTAACATTTATCCAATTAACACATTAACTTATCAAGCATACCCTTATCTAAAGAGTAGATTACTCCATCATAAAACCGAAAGGTTTGCTTTTGATCCAAGACGTCGAGAGTTATATGTTTTTAATCTAACACCTGAAGGAAAAATATTAGGATTCCAAACCAGAGACTTAGGTGGGAGTGGCCCTAAATATAAAACATGGAATATAGAAAGAATTTATGATAGGTTAAAATTACCATTAGAAGTTACAGAAGAAGAATTAGATAACTTAAATAAAATATCAATGTTGTTTGGAATATTAACTGTTGATATGTCTCGAGACTTTTCCATTTTTGAAGGCCCTATTGATGCAATGTTTATGAATAACTCTATAGGTTTAACTGGGGTTAAAAAACAAATTATTGAATTTAATGAAATACCAACTGCAAGATATTTCTTTGATAATGATATGGAAGGTAAAACCAGAATGATTGAAAAATTAAAAAGTGGGCAGAATGTTTTTATGTGGGATAAGTTTTTAAAAGACTTTGATATTCCTTCAAGAAAAGTAAAAGATTTAAATGATTTAGTAAAATGGGAATTTACTAATCGAAGTGGGTGCTTAAATGACCTGGATAAATATTTTACAAACAATTCATTAGATATAATTTTTATATAATGAGTTTGAAAAAATATAGCAATTTTGTGAACGAAGAAATGGATGACTTCTATAATGACTTAGAAGCAAGTAATAAAAAACTTAAACTTTTTACAAGCTTTAATAAATCCGATCTTAAACAAGTAAAAACTAATTTTTCTATTCCAGTTCCTAAAAAGAAATTTAAGCCCAAAATAAAGAGTTATAAAAAGAGTAATAATGATAAAGGTATATTTTAATGGAATATAATGATTCTGCTACAGGCACCGCTAATGAAGAATTAGCAACTAGACTAGCCAATGATAGAGCTACTTGGAAAGAAAAGATAAGTAATTTAGTTTCTTTACTAAAAGATATGAATAAGTTATCGGAATGTCAAGTAATGATGTTATCTTATAGGCAGATCTTATTAGATAAAATTACTGATTTTAAAACAACTAAACAAAAAAGACAAGCAGCATATGATAGGTATTATAAAATTAAGTATAGAGAATATTCCATTGATTATGATGTAAAATTAACAAGCGGAGAAAAGGTTGCTTTTATAAAGGCAGATTTATCTCATTTAAGAACTCAAATGGAAATGTTACAATCTCATATGGACTATTACCAGGAATGTATAAAGACCTGCGATAATCTTGCTTTTGCTATTCGTAACAGAATCAATTTAGATGATAAAGAATACTAATGGAATTATCACTCTCGGAAAATAAAAAGTTTTTAGTTATTGATGCTTGTACAGAGTTAGAGTATGATCAACTAAAAAGTTCATTAACTAAAAAGATTGAAGGCTGGCGTTTTCATCCTTTAGTAAAAAAGAGAGTGTGGGATGGTAATGTATCCTTTGTTAAAAGAAATAAAATACCAGCTGGTTTATGGAAAGAAATAATTGATATATGTAAAGATTATGATTTTCAATATTCTCTAAATAATATTACCAATATTTTTGATACTGAAATAAAAGAGGATGAATTTAGATTATGGGTTACTAAGATTTTTGAAAAACATCCTGATTTTAAGCCTAGAGAATATCAAATAGATGCAGCATTTAAAATTTTAAAATATAGAAGGTGTTTAGCCGAGCTTGCCACTTCTGCAGGTAAAACACTAATATCTTTTATGGTGGTGGCTTATCTTATGGATCAATTAGGGAAGAAAAAGATTCTTATGATTGTTCCTAATGTAAATTTGGTATTACAGGCTACTGGCGATTTTGATGAATATAATAAATGTGGAATCCCTTTAAAGACTCAACAAATATATGCAGGTGTAAAAATAAGAAAAAGCTCTAATTTGGTTATTGGTACATATCAATCTTTGGTTAAAAAAGACGAGGAATACTTTAGTCAATTTGATGCTGTTTTTGTAGATGAAACACATAAAGCAAAAGCCAATTCTATACAAAAGATTATGGATAAATGCTGGCATTGTGATTTTAGATTTGGTTTAAGTGGTACTATTCCTAAAAGAGGGACTGTTAATAGATTAAGTTTAATGTCAGCAATGGGTCCACTAGTTACTCAAGTAAAAGCTAAACATTTACAAGATGAAGGTTTTATAGCCAGTTGTAAGGTAATGCAACTTCACATGGATTATGCAACCGATGAACAAAAAGAATCCTTTTCATTTTTATCTAAAAATCCACATGATAGACAAAGATTATTTGGATTAGAACAAAATTTTATTAATCAAAGTGAAAAGAGACTAGATTTTGTTTGTCAAGTAATTAAAAAATCTACATCAAATTCATTGGTACTATTTCATAAGATAGCATACGGTGAAAAGCTATACAATAAATTAAGGCATATAACAGACAAAAAAGTTTATTATGTAGACGGTTCTGTTAATGTAGATATAAGAGAAGAATTTAAAAGCCGTATGGAAAAAAATGATGATGTTATTATTGTAGCATCTTATGGTACATTTTCTACAGGAATTTCAATTAAAAATATACACAATATCTTTTTTACTGAAAGTTTTAAGTCTGAAGTAATTATTAGACAAAGCATTGGTAGAGGATTAAGAAAGCATGCATCCAAAAACGTAGTAAAAATCTACGATTTTATAGATGATTTTAGGTATAAGACCGAAGACCATGATTGGGTTAATTATATCTACCGCCACGGTATTGCCAGGCGAACAATATATAAAGAAGAAAAGTTTCCATTCGAAGTTCAGAACATAAGATTCTAA